TTATCCATTAGAATCAACTCTCAATTTATTCAATTTTCTTCTAGCAAATGGTCTAGTTACATTAAAAACTTTGGAAACTCTTGAAACTAACTTGCCAAATTCTTCATCATCATATTCATTAATAGATTTAGGTAAAGAATTACTAATAAATTCTAATGGTAATAAAAGTTGAGCGGCAAATTCATTTGCTTCTGTTTCTCTCTCATTTGTTGTGTCTTCACTAGAATTATCACGATACAATATATTCACGTCTTCTTTATTTAATTTTTTATTAGGATAATTCCAATGCAAAATAATATGACCAAGTTCATGGGCCATAGTAAATCTTCTACGACCTTCTACATGGTTAGAATTCACTACGATTTCAGGTTCATTATTATCATTTACTCTAGTATAACCACTTACAGAATCAGGATAATCAAATGCAGACATATCGCTATAAAAGACTTTAATTCCAATAGATTCAATGCAATACTCCAAGTTTTTAACTATATTTTTCATATTAAAGATTCGGTTTTCTTCTCTGAACTCATCTGCTAATTGTCTAATATCTTTCTCTCCCATAATTATCCCTCCTCTAATTTATTATATACTACTTTTTATTCTTCTTGTAAATTTAATGAATATGCCCTTTCCAATTCCAAGTAGTGTTTTTAGGCTTACTTTGTTTTGCATCGAAGGGACTTTTTAGGGACCCAAAACATAATAATACCCACCTATTCATTTAGGTGGGCTTTTGCGTATTCATATAGCTTTTCAGTAGTGTTTAAAGTTAAATTATCAACTTTACGCTTACCCTGTCTTAATTGTGATAGTACGTATTGGGCGACGCCAGTTTCTTTATAAATCTGATACCCTGTTATATCACTTTCGATCAATTCAATTATTTTTAATTTGTATTCACTCATGTTATCTACGTCCATTCTTTTTATCTAAATAATAAAAATGCGTTTTTCTTCCTATGAATAGTAATAATGGTAGGCTTAATATAAACAACGATAAATACATTTGCCACGTCATATTTGAAAACCTCCAAATAATGTTATAATATATAAGTGTAAGGAGGAGCCCTAAGGCTCCAAACATAATTTTAATCTTTGTTGTTTGGCTTTCGGTCTAGGTAACCGAGGTGCCATTTTCTAAGTTGTTTTAACACTTCTGGAACTATCAGTACTGCCAATACTGGATGTTCTAGGAGTGTTTTTATTATGTCTAGCATGAGGCTTTTACCCCCTTACACATAATTTGTAAGTCATTAACTAACTTACAAATATAATTATACTACACAACTGTTTATTATACAAGCATTTTACTTCTTTTTTTGCATAAAAAAATAGGGCAGTCGCTAGGACTACCCTTGTATAATGACGTGGTAATTTAATTATATCACAATTATTTAATTGTCCCCCACAACTTACCTACACTATCTGTATTTTTATCCCATGTTCTTATTGCTAACCACACATCTTTGCCATTGTAGGCTGTATAACTAATCCAAACATGGCCGTCTTGTTTGCATACGGTATCGTATTTTATTGTTTGACCTGGCTGTAATACGCCACTCACAGGGCAACTTCTAAACGGCCCAACATAATGTGTTTTGATTGGAGTGTTAGGTGTAAATGTTGCGTGTTCCGTTTTATAATAAGTTCCATATTTATTTACTTTCCAACCGTTCATATCTCTTCTGTTAGCCGGAGTAGAAGCACTGCCAGGCTTGTTTTTAACTGTGGTAATCTTAGGTGTATCGCCTTTCATATAAGCTCTAATTTGCTTAATGAAGTAATCTTTTAACTTAAGTTGTGCTGCTTTACTCCATGCTTGTTTAGTTGGATCGATACCAGCATGCAATTTAGCAGAACGATGAGGACAAGCTGTATAACTAAATTCGTTGTGTAAACGTACTGTGTTTCTGTTAGCTGGTAATCCCCACTTTTTAAGTTTATGCGCTGCAAATTTAAGAGCTGTTTGTTCATTTTTAAGGAAATCTTTATCGCTTACATACATTGATTGATTAACTTCAATTCCATAAGTTTCAAAATTACCCGAACCCGGTTGAACGCCATCAGAAACATGCCAAGCAATTCTATCTTCTGATATAGCTTCCCAGATACCGTTTCTATCAGCGTATGCATGAGCTATACCTCTCGCTAATCTATTATAATCGGCGTTTACTAGATTGTTATAGTATTGTTTTGAGTTCATGGTACCAGCATCGTTATGAATAACTACAGCTTTAGGTTTACGACCTCTTTTAGTCATAGTCCAACCTTTTATATGATTAGTGTTAACTTTGATGCTACTGCTTTTCTTAATTGACTGTTTAGGAGCTGATTTTACATCTTTCTTAGGTTCTTCTATTTCTTTCGCTACCGGTGGAACTATAAAATGTGTTAAACCATAATAGTTATCCCATCGTAAGCTAGGTTTTTTATTAGCCCAACCATTCCAATTTTGTTCTAAAATTTGGAAGCTGGTAGTATTACCGCCATTGTATACAATACCTATATGTCCATATTGAGCATACGTGCCACTTGTAAATACTGCAATCCAACCCTTTTTAGGTATTGTAGATGGCTTGTTCTCTACAATTTTCCAACCTTCAGGAAATTTGTTGTTAGGGAAATCTTTAGCGTTCCCCCATGCTCTATACTTATTATCAGTTAGCCATAATATATAGTCCGTAGGTAAATCTGCACATTGCGCGTGATAAGATCTATCTACGTCAATTGCTCCTGGTTCCATAGCACCAAAGGAAGCGTCATAACTCGTCCAACGTTTAACTCTGTATGGACTATCTACTACACCGTTTTTATAATCTCTTAAACGTTTATTGATTTGAGATTGTGTTTTCATCTGGAGCTCCTCCTCCGCCATTATCAAATTCAAATTCTTCTTCATCAGAATCGTCAGTAAACGGTTCGTTAGTGTCGAAAACTTCAGGTTTCACTGCGCCTGACTCACTTTTAAACTGTACTGGATGCGTTTCTTCGTTTCGTGGTGCATTTAAATCTAGGTCTATACCCGCGTCTGACACGCCTTTAGTATTTGGATTAGTAATAATACCTAAACCTGCTAAAAGCGTTAGAATAGTGCCTAAAATGCCACTGACGCTTTCTAATTGATGTGATAAATCAACACCGAAAATTTCACTAACTTGTTTGATAAGCAATAATACTGTTCCTACTAAACTTGAAACAATTGCACCGTTTTTTAGTCTGTTGGACCAATTTATTTTCATCTCATTACCTCCGAAAAAAAAGACCAGCGATTACTCGCTAGCCTTTTCAAATTTATATTGTTTATCTTCAATAGCATTATCATTAAATGTGTATGAGATAGTAAAATTACCTGACTTATTGTTTTTTATGATATGTGAAGTTGTATTTATTAAATCTTGTGGAAGTTCGTTACTTCTCGTTGTAACTTCATTGCCAAATGTATCTTTGTATACCACATTAAAAACATTTAACGGCTCGATAAAAGATAGTGCATCAGCGTCGAATAATACATCTTTATTTGATAATGAAGAGTAATTATCTTTTTTATTAAGAATCTCGTTCAAAATAAAAGGTAGTGCACCTTCTAAGCTGAAAATTGCTGATTGATTTACGTTAGACTGATAAGCAATATAATATCTAAACTCGTCCTCATTACCATAAGAAATTTCTGATAATTTAATATCTTCTTTGTTGCGCATAAAATCTTCTTTCATAATATTTATTACTTCTTCTGCGATAGGTTTTGCCATTAATTCAATCCATTCATTAGTTTGCTCGTTGTATATTTTAGGAATTGCGTTCATTATTTATTCACTCCTGTATCTATCCAAATTTTTGTTTTATCTGTTGGTTCTGTGCTACCAATCTCGATGTTCGATGTTTCAGTTATCTCGCTTTTTAAGTAACCATTTTTTACTGCATATTCAGTAAGTTCTTTCCACAAGTTGTTATTATCAACTTTCGTAATACCGTTACCTAATACGCTACTTTCTACTCTGATTTTTGCTTTGTTATCACTAGGGAAACAGTAAGTGTTATCCACCCAAATTTCTAATGTGTAAGTACCAGCAGGGATAATTGTGTCGATAATCATGTCACATAAATATTTGTTTTCTTCTAGCTTAATTTCTGTGTCATAGATGTACTTAACACCATCTACATCAGTTAGATACACTTTGGTTGGTTTACCTTCTAGATGTAAATCATCGTTATTTGCGTCAGTTAAGATGTAATGCATAACGGATAGGTCACCCTGTTTAATACGATTACCGTCGATACTTTCTTCTAAATTAAGTACATTTGTTAACATATAATACCTCCATAATAAAAACCAACCTTAATAGGCTGGTTTATACATGTGCTTTTTCTGGGTCATAGTCGACGCCAGTCATTTCTTTATATTCCTCTGGTGTTACATAGCCTCTTTTAACAAATAATGCAAATTGTTCATTTGTATACAGCCCCATCTTATAATATTTAATTCCAATTCTACGCATCCGTTTCACCTCCTAACATCGTAATTGATAAATTGGCTACATCTTTCTCTAAACTTCTCATTGTCGTCTGTGTTTCTAATAGTTGTACAGATAAATCTGCAATTATTTCATCTTTTTCATCAACTATACTTTCATCTTCAATTTCTGGTTGATTCTTTTTCCAATCTTCATATGGTGTTCCAATCCATTCGTTACCATCGAAATAAATAGGTTGATATAAATACGTAGGTGGTTGAATTTCAGTATAAAGTGCTTTATCATAATCATCATTTTCAATAAGTTTAGGTGTTCCGTCCGATTTATTAAATATTTGTTTGTACATTCTACTCCTCCTTAAACTGTCCAAGTATATTCAAAAACATATATTTCATTTGGATTTGTAGTACCTTGACTTTCAATCGTGCCACTTGAGCTGATATTAAATAACGTATTACCCGTATTAAGTCTTGCATTCATCCTAAGTTGAATTGAAGCTGGAGGCGCGACTTCACGAGGTATATTTGCAAATACCGTATTCGAATTAACATTAGTAACAATGCCATAAATACTAACTATTTTACGTTCTCCTATGCTAACAACTTTGTAAGACGGCAACATAAAATGACGATAGAGCTGAAATCCTTCCGCATTATTTGTTAATGGTAATAATTGCCATCCAGTGTCTGTAATACTTAGACTACCAGTATCACCCTTTTCACCTTTATCGCCTTTCAACCCTTGTGGGCCAGTCTCTCCGATCTCTCCTTTAGGACCTTGAGCACCAGTATCACCTTTTTCTCCACGCTCACCTTGGATGCCTTGTTCACCTTGTAAACCACGTTCTCCCTGTGGTCCTTTGAAGATATCTACATTGTCTTTCATTACTTTTTCTACGATATCATCCAGTAATTCCACACGTATTTCTTTTCCTACACTTTTAGTTATACCGCTGTCGTTAACAGTAAAATAAAAGTTAGCAACATGTGTGCTATCGTTATTTTCAGGATTTTCTAAGAATAATTTACATTGCATTTGCCCTACATGTTTAGTGATATATTCAGGAATAATATATCTTACAAAGCCTTCTTCAGCTTTAACTATTTCTAATGGCTCATTAGTGAATATAGAACCATCTTGGGCAAAAACATGTAATACAGGTTCGAATTTCGTCTGGTTGAAATTCACAGAGATGTATTCTTGATTTTCATTAATAATGTTCTTTTTCTTAATATGGATATCAATAACAGATGTCTTGTTATCCATTGTGTACAGATTAACGTTTATGCTGCCTAAATCAACACCATTTTCATTGATGATTGTGTTAACTGTACCTGTTTTGTACGTTTCCATTTAAACACCTCTTTTTAATAATTTAGGGCTACACACTGTCAGTGTATAGCCCTGTTATTTGTATCTGTCTCTAATAAAATGTTCGCCTTTAATTCCGATTTTGTCATACAGATTTTTGATTGTTGTTGCCTGAACTTGTGCCCAGCGTACGTCGGTAGCGTATTGATGATTTCCTGGACTACGTGGATTCCAACGCATTCGGTATAAAGTGTTTTGACCTTTGCTAATATAACCTTGTCTTACAAATTTAGCACCACCAATAATACCTTTAGCGGGAGTAGTCCAACCTCTATTTCTAGCGTAAGTAATAGCATTATCAGGGTTCCAATCATACGCACCGATACCAAAGTAGTTATAAACACCCGCACGACCGCTTGAGAAGTAAGATGTACCATAACCACTTTCCAGAAAGGCATGTGCAATCAAGTATATTTCATTCAAATTGTATTTCTTACAAGCATAAGCAACTGCTTTACCTTGCCCAGATAAAGAGCCTTTTCCTCTCAATATTTTATTAAGTGCTGAAACTGAAATACCTTGATATTTACCTAAATTAAGCATTTGATATTTTTGCGTTTTGCTATTCCATATTTTTAAGGAGTTCATAGCATTAAGGGTTGCCGAATAACTGGCACCATACCATCCATTACCATAGTTGATTTGAGGAGATTTAGTCATTTGAATAGCTACGGCTCTTTTGAATGAATAAGCACTTCTGGAAATCACCACAGAAGGTTCTTTGCTTCCTTTTTTAGTTGTCGTAGTAGTTTTGTTTTTATTAACACTAGAAGCAGAAACAGTAACCTTAATTGTTTTTGTTTTAACTTTGTCTTTAGGTATTTCAGAAAGCAATTTCTTACTGTTTTTATAAAGGTATAAAAGACCATTAATGGTTTTATCTACATTTTTCTTAGGTGGTAACCCATTGAGTGATATATCCCAATCTCCGTGCTCATATACACTTCTCCAAATATTAGATGTATCAACTTCAATAGAAGATGGTTTAACTGGTATACCTTGATATTTCATTCTTGAAACTGCTTGCAACATCGTGTGTATTTCATTGACTATAAAATCATCTTTACTTGCTGATAAATCTTGGCAAACTTCAATGACAATATTGTCTGGGTGGCTTGGTACTTCGTACATTTCTAATCTAGGTTGCCATATATGGTTTCTATCTATGAAGTAGTGAGGATATTCTTTGTCAGTAAGATACTTTTCTCTATCGAAATATAAATCAAGAACAGAACACATCGTATTTGCATTTCTTATAGTCACTTTTTTAGGATTATATCCTCTATCTTTACCTTGTACGATATCGTGAGGGATAAATTCAGGATATGTTGGTTCTCCATCGTCAATAGTGAAATTGATGTGTGTTTGTTTCTTTTTGATTGTGACTGTTTTGTTATTGTCTGTTGGCGTATTACTTGAACTACTTGAACTACTTGAACTACTTGAGCTATCGCTAGGCTTAGGAGGGTTTTTCTCTGCTTTGTATGGCGGTCTAATAAAATAGATATTCCCGCCGTTACCGTTATAGTTATGATTAACAAAAGCTGCTCTCGAACCACTCCATTGGTTTGATCCAACCCAGTTTTGATCCACGCATTTAAAGTGTGATTTGTCACTAGGGCCAACAACTATTGCAGTATGTCCAGCCCAACCATAGGTCCATACAGCTATATCACCTGGTTTTGGGACAAAGCTAGATGTATTTCTATAGATTTTCCATGACCTATTTGGATATTGACTACGGTTAGCCATAGCGTTGGCATTGCCCCACGTTCTGAAATGCCAATAACGTTGGAATATATAGTTAGGCAAATCCCAACACTGGAACCCATACCTACCGTCAATATCTACACCTTTATGGTTCTTAGCCATCCATTTAGCCCAATTTACAACTTGAGAGGCAGTAGGTTTTCCACTTTTCGGTAATATTGCCATTCACACACCTACTTTCATTTTCAAAATAAAAAGCCGACACTATAGTGCCGACTTAGAATATATATTGTGCTAGTCCAATTGCTGCCCCAATTATAGTTGCTCCTCCACCGATTAAAGCTATAACAACTTGAAAATTTCCTTTTTGTTTATCAGAAATTGACTTATTTATATTTTCTAATTGTGCTTCGTGAGATTTAACTGTGTACTTTACGTCAGTGAATTCCGTCCCAACTTTTTCAATTACACTACTAATTTTCTCTAAGTGCTTTTCTAATCGCTCTTGTGATTCAAACTGTTTTTCTTGTAAACCTGTTTGTTTTTCTAATCTTTTATCAAGCGTACTATATGCTTCGATGTGTTTTCTGTCGTTTTCGTTAATTTTTTCATAAATTTTCCCAGTGTTTTGTATCCATTCGGTACGTAATACATATTTATCTTCTTCTTGAGACAATTTCTACACCTCCGTAGAACCCCATAATTCCACAAATTATAGCGAAAGTAGAAAATTGCAGAGGAAAAAGCCAATTGATAGCATGAAACACACTCGCAGATGTCATTAAGAAGTAAAAACAAGCATTGCCCCAACCCCCAATGCAAATAAGATAGTTAAATATGTTATTCAACTTTTGTGTGGGTAAAAAGAATGGTGCTGCGATAATAAAAGTGCTAAAAACCATAGCAAGTAAGCCCCATATCCAAATTGGCATGATGTGATGTAGAGCTAAATAGAAATCACTATCGTGAATAATGGTATTTGGTTCTCTTGTCCAAAAGAACCCTCTTTCAAACATAAGAGTTCCAAATCCTAAAATCATCAAAAATGCTAATGAGTAAGTGATTGAATTCTTTTTCATTTTTTACCTCCTATACAACCGGATTAGATCCAGGAATTACTACACCTTTTGTAGCGTCATACCAAGAACCCCATCTTGTAGTTTCGCCCATCATATTACGTGAATATATTCTGTGTCTGTTATATGGCATGAATAACACTTTTTTGTATGTTTCGCTTCGTGATATCACAATAGCGTAACCGCTTTTATTATCAGGATCAGGAGAATTTGTAGGATTGTACAGATAATAAAAGCCAGTTTTATCAATCTTGTTCATTGTAGATAAATCGACGTTGTCTAATCTTATAGCTGAACCGTCTTGTTCTGTGAGTGCTGTTTGTTGTCCAGTAGCCTTCTTCATAGCCTCGTTAACTTTGTTTTGTATCATTTCATCTAAACTGTCTGAAAGTGCCTTGAATTCGTCCTCATTTGCTTTCTTAGACAGTTCTGTGCCGACTTCTTCTTTCTTAGCATAACCAATAAGGTGTTCCTCTAAGTTTTGTTCAGTGATAACCCCTTCAGTTGCTGCATTTAAATGTTCGTTAACTTCTAAAACTTTATCATTGATGGTGTTAAGATAATCTGTTAATTCTGTTTCAGTTTGTGTAGCGAAATTTTGTATTTGTCCTCGTAAGTCTGTAACTTGTTTGACGAATTCAGATTTTTGAGTGTTAACAAAGTTTAAAAACTCATTTTCGGCTTCTTGAACATTTTCTAGCTCTTTAGATACTGTTTCAATTCTATCCTTTACTAAGTCAACAAGGTCATCAATTTCTCGGATATATCTTATTTTAATGTCAGCATCAATTTGGTTGATTAACGCATCAGCGACGTGGAATCTAAACTCGTTAAGCACCACTGTATCTTTTCTTCCAACTGCTTTGATATATATTTGTCCAGTTACAGAAGTATCTGTAGAAGCTTTTAAGAAATCATTGTCTAAAGTTAGTCGTATAATACCTTGCATAGGGTCAACGTATTCGACTTCAACTCTGCCTGTAGAAGAACCATTATCAGAAACAAAATAAGCTGTTATCTCAGTGTTAGCTTCGCTAATCTCTAGGGGATAACTTTCCTCGTTTATTTCTCTACGCACTTGAAAAGTTAATACCGCAGTATTTATATCCATATTATAAAAGCCAATACCTTCATCAGATATTGGCTTTAAGTAAGGTTCATCAACAGTAGTAATTCTAGCTTCTTTATAAAATCCGTCCATTATGAAGCCTCCTTATTTTTTCTTTTTAGTTTTATGAATAATTTTGTTTGTCTTAGTATATGCGCTTGGTTTATTAGGATAAACTTGATGGAATGTTTTCTCTTTTTGGTTACCATACCCACCAGATTTAAGAATTTGAACTGCTGTGTGTGAATGTGATGGTGTGAAAGTGAGGTTAATAATCATATTTCTAACTCTAGCTACACCTTTTGTTCTTAAAATATCTACAACTCCCATTACTTCGTTAGATCTGTGTACTTTGTTCGGGCTTGTTGTAGAGTATTGAACAGGAGCGATTGCATGAAGTGGGATAGTATGCCATCCTTTTTTAACTGGCATTCTCACTCTGTATAAGTGACGTCTTCTACTTTTCCCGTTACCGCTGTACGAATGATAGTTTTGTACTACATAAGGTGCTACAGCTATCGTTGTATCTCTATCAACTTCAACAGTAATAGAACCATTTAACTCTACAAAACCATTAGCTGTGACTTGGAAACGTTGTTGTGTCATTAACATACGTTGATAATCTTTTTTAGCGATAAGTGAAAAAGGCTTAGTATCTTTTTTATCAAATCTACTACTATAAACTAATGACTTAACAATAGGTTGATTTGCAATTCTACCTTCTTTGTTAGTGTCTAGTTTTGATAGTTTGGAGATAATATTTCCTAAGTAATAAACCGAACGCCACATCTCTTGCGCTCCTCTAGGTTTCCCAGCTCTACCTTCATATACTTCAGGCAAGAAAGAAGTTGTACCATGTTTAATACCTACCCAGTTACTAAAAGAAGCTAAGGTACTTGATCCCCATGTGACATAATCTCCATGATCTGAAATTTCAGATAGTAATTCAGTCATTACATTGTTAGGTTGGTTAGCGAAACGTGGATAGAATAAGCAATAGTCACTTACCTGAGAAACGATGTTATGACAATCTACGTGAGCGGTAATATCACCTAAACTTTCCACTAGCGCTTTCATATTTCTACTTTCTCTCTCGCTAAATGGCTTAGTCCCTTTGTAGTTTTTACCAGTAGAACGTGTACCACTACCATTTGACCAATAATAGTCAAAGTTACGATTTAAATCTACGTTATTTACATTCTCACGTATATTATTAGCGAAGCCCCAAGGGTTAACAATAGGAACTATAACCACTCTAACGTTTTTACGTATATAAGCGAGTTGGGAATACTTGTTCCATTCATTAATAACTAAATCCATAAAGCGACTTAAAGCATAAAACGCGCTGTATTCATTCCCATGTATACATGATGTGATGAGTAAGGTTTTTGTATAGTTTTGAGGTTTGAAATCATAAGCATAAACATTGTACTGGTTACTTTGGTCTTTACCTACATATTTTTTTGTAACATACTTGTTGTCAACAAATTTGTCATAAAACACTTTTCTATTGTCATCGGGATCGTTATTATTAGGTGTTTCATTAACACCTTGTTCTGCACTAGCGATAAATGGAGGAGTAAATAGATAAGTAGCGTCATCAGCCACATTTAGTTCTTTATCTATTTTTTCATCTATTCTAGTGAAATCATGTCTTAGTCTTTCTGAAAGGATAGGGAAATTTTGAGCGTCAATTGATGTACGACTATCTCTCACTTCTTGAAGCCCATTACCGATAGTCCCTAAAACTAAGTTTCTTATTCGTTTACTTTGATAACCTAACTCTTGACCTACAGTAACATTAGGTCCAGTAGGCAATGTATATACAATTTGTTCAGCGTTATGTGCTCGCTTTTCAGTTTTTCCATGCTTTACTAATATTTCTTCGATATTAGTAAGCATATCTCTTATAGCAATGTAATTGAGTTCGTTTTCTCTAACATAACGTGCGCTAAATAAAGTATCTAGTTTTGTGTAGATAGTCTTTCGCATTGCTACGCCTCCTTAACTTGTAGTTTTCCTTCTTTATCTATTGTAATATTGTAATACTTACCATCTTCACCTTGCATTTTGAGACGATTATAATGAAGTCTATCAACTTTCTTTTTATCATTATTACTCATCAGTCCAGATGCTTTATCTGTTGCTTTTGGTATTACGTATTTGTTAAACCCACTTTTAGCACTTGCGATAACTTGCCATGTCTTACCACGATCATGAGACACTCGGAATTTACCATTTCTGTTGTATTCTAGTATGTGGTCTTTTTCTACAATTGCTCTTATTCCATTGGCGTTTCCATGCAATGCTTTGTTAGAGTCAATGGACTTTCTTGTAGAAGTGATAGCTGCATTTGCTTTTGCGTATGTTGTTCGATATGAATTAGCAAATCCTCCACCTAAACCACCTACTACTTGTGCTGCTTGACTAATTCGTTCTAAATAACGATTTTTGCGGTTAAAATCTCCTAAAGTTACATCTTGTTTTACTATCTTATTTTCAGCGTCTCTAATAGTCTTAACTTCAACTATTCTCATAAACTCATTGATGCCAAGTATAGAGTGCTTAACTTTTACAATGTCTGCAACTCTAGGAACCGCATTAGGGTAATGTTGTCGCAAGGCTATAAAATCCAAAGTTAAAGAGCGTTTTATAGATGCATTAATAACAGCTTGCAATCTAGCTCGCATAATATCAGGATCAGTGATTGAACCATCTTTAACAGGTGGTGCATCAAATCTACCGTAATCTTTCATATTAGGGTGCTCAAATTCAACAATAAGACCTGCACCATCTAAACCCTCTTCATCAGTATAAGAACCGTACCCTTTAACATAGGTATACATCTGACCACTATCTTCTTCTAATTTCATATTGTTAGCATTAATTTCATCATCAATATGATAAGTTGCTCGTTTCTCTAAATACGGAGTGAATTCAAAAGTATACGTGTTTGTTTTGTAATCATGATGTATGTCAAACTCTAAATCCCATGCTTCTAATCCTTTTTTCAATAGATCCTCAACGCTTTCTCCTTCGCCAGAATCTTTAATTTCAGAAACAAACATATTGTCAGGTACTTTGAATTTAAGTCCAGTCCCTTTAAATATCTTTTCAAAAAAGTCGGGTGGTTTATGGGGGCCATCTATTTTGTCATACACTCTTTTTCTTTTGATAATATCAATCGGCTTTTCTCTAAGGGTTACAGACACTTCTTGATTTCTACCATGTGTTTGTCTATCGACGATATAAGCAACGTATTCTCTCTTGTCATTAGGTCCTGTTAACTGCGTCAGTGTCCAGCGTTTATCAATACCTCGTATAACATTATAGTTATATTTATCTTCAAGCAATTTGCATTGTACAACTGTTTCAGAACCTAACTTTGATGTTGTTGTAGTAGTGACATAAACTGGCTCGCCTATTCCTCTTATAGGGCTAAATAATACTGGCATTTAATAACCACCTACTTATAATAAAATTTCATATCAAAAGTTACTGACTTAACTTGTTGATTAAAAGCGAAATCATTCCAGCCAGGATAGAATTTAGGTTGAGCGTTTGTACAGCGATGATTAATTGGAGTGCCGTTTCTCCACGTTTGAACTCCGTCATACACTATCTTGTCGCCTTTTTTCAAACTAATATTACTGATTTTCATATAATCAGATTTCCCCAACGTAAATCGGAAACTTTCTTTACTGCTTACATTTTTACCTAAAACGATAGTTACTTTCTTATAGAGTTTAAATTCATTATTAGGTACATTTCCGTGGTAATAAATACTGTTATTCCAGGCATTAGTAAAAGTGTATGTTCTTTTGTCATTTTCTTCGTCAAATGGTACTAACATGTCATTAGACCATAAAGCTTTGTTGGGTTTGTTCTCTAAATCTAAAGAAGTACCAATACTCTCGGCAAAAGGTATTTCAATTGTTTCAAAAACTAAGTCGAAGTTAATCACATTACCTTTGTTATCAGGTGTTATTACTGATGAACATTTAACTTGATACTGTTTACCACTAGTATAGTAATTATCGTTCATCATATTATGATCGAATACTGGATAACCATATTTATCATACGATTGATAGTCATCTTCCGTCGGTTGTAAAAACTTGTAATTATGCTCTTCGGCATATCTAAGTTCTCTAATCCATACAGGCTCAGTGTTTACTGTTAAATCATAGAATTTATCTCGCAATCTTGGTATATCATTAAGTTTTGTACTAACAACATAGCAAGGCACCGTAATTTTCCTTTTACGGTACTGGCTACTAAGTAACATACGACCACTTGTGTTTTCTTTTGTTTCATAGTTGTCTTCTATCTCCGGACTTTCGATGACTATATCTTTCACTCGAAAACCGAAGTCAGACAACTTGTATTTAGTGCCATCTTTTTGTTTAATTTCTAAATCCATTGCCTGACCTCCTAGAATGTGAATGTGGCATCTCTATCTGCCATTTGTCCGTTGACTATATGAGTTAAAGCGTCGTTGTTAACGTCCATTTTAACGGTTACAACACGTTGCGATGGATTTGTCTTATATTCATGTGTATGTGTAACTTGTGCATTGGCTGATGCACTAGCGTTTTTAATATCTCTTTGTATATTAGGTACATTAAGTTGAGGGTTGAAAGCATCTGTTACAGATTTAGCCATAGATCCCATTCCGGAAATAACATTTTTACCTTCTTTATTAATTCCGATACCTAAACCTTCCATAGTCCAAACACCGTATTGTTTGAATAATTTTGAAGGAGAACCAATGTGTAAAGCACTTTTAGCAGCATTAACTGCACCCATTACTACATTACGTGCAGCAGATGCAACTTGACCTGCCATTGCTTTAATACCATTGATAAGTCCCATGATTAAATCACGACCAACAGAAACCATTTGACCGATAAAACCACGCGCTGCACTTACCGCTCTTGATACACCAGAAGTCACTGAACTAACAACGTTAGACATTCCTGAAATTACTGAACTGACTATTCCAGACATAGCCGAACCTACCGCGCTAAGCATGTTTGAAAAACCACTTGACACAAAGCTAACAGCTCTTGATACTGCGCTAGTAATAAAACTAACGATTGATGACCAAATGCTTGAAATCAAGCTAGAAATGGCACTCATGACAGATGAAGTGACACTCAATAATGATGACCAACCAGCTTGGACGAATGTCACAATGCTTTGGACTACTGTAGAAATTATCGTCACTATGGTAGTCCAGATTGTTTGTGCGATTGCGACTAAAGACGCCCAAATCGTCGATGTGACAGTTACTATAGTTGTCCACACAGTAGTGATGATTGTTACTAATGTAGAAATAATTGTGGTAATAGTAGTGACTATTAAAGTCCAAATAGTTTGAGCAATAGTGACTAAAGTTGTCCAAATCGTAGTTGCTACGGTTACTATTCCAGTCCAAATTGTTGATAGAATTGTTCCTAACGTAGTAACGATTGTTGTAATAGTCGTAACAATTATTGTCCAAATCGTCTGCGCAACTGTAACTAGCGTTGTCCAGATAGTAGATGCTACTGTAACAATAGTCGTCCAAATGGTAGCTAAGATACTTACTAACGTTGTCACGACCGTTACAATGACGTTCACAATTGCCGACCAAATAGTTTGTGCCACTGTAACAATGACACTCCATTGGATTTGAGCACTTGTAACTATAGCTGTCCAAATACTTGTCAAGAATGCGCCTAAACCAGAAACAACTGTTTTTACAATATTAACAATTCCATTCCAAATCGAGCCTGCTATACCTGCTAATGGACCAAATATTGCACTAAAGCCATCAACAATATTTTGCCATGATTGTTTTAGATAATCGCCTAAGATACTCCATATATTTTTAGCCATTTCAACAATAGCTTTCCAAATTTCAGCACCTGATTTAGACATTGTTTGCCAAGCACCACGCCAATCTCCAGTTAACAACTGAAGTAAAGCAACTATTGTACTTAAAATGACCTCCATAGCAACTTTTATTACTGCTTTAATAATTTCCCAAGCCACTTTAACAACTGCAACAACTGTATTGAAGGCTTGTTTAATCATTGGGGCTATAACTGTAACTGCTGCATCTACAATAGCTACAATTTGGCTCCATGCTTGTTGGAACATAGGTGCTAATGGCGCTAATATTTCTTGAGCACGACCGAACAAGTCGCCTAAGAAACCAAGCACTGCTTTTATCGCAGCACCAACTGAACTAGCTATTGCATTCCATGCGTCTGTTAAGGCATTTCGTAATGTTTCAGATGAATTCCACAATGCCACAAAGATAGCAATAACTGCCGCAACTGCTGCAACAATAGCTAAAATTTCTGGGTTAAGTGCTAAGAACGCGGTTCCCACATCTTCTAATACTCCCATTATAGCGCTACCTATAGCAGAAAACGCAGCCATTGCACTCTCAGCACCAGTTAAAACCATAGCGAATTTAGAAATAAAGTCGATAACACCTAAGATAGGCGGTCCTAATGTCATGAATACACCAGCTAATGTAGCGATTAAGCCTAATAATATACCAATAGCAGGGTGTGCCTCCGTTAATTTAGCGATAAAATCTGTAATCGCAATAGCAACATCTAAAACAGCTGCAGCTAGTGGCGCCATTGCCGTTCCCACATTAATGATGATTTTAATTATATTACCTAATAATGTTATTAGTTTAGGACCATTTGTATTGATGTAGTCCATAAATTTTTTAAATCCGTCTGATTGCGCTATCGTAGCACTCCATGAAGCGAACTTTTCAGACATTTGCGCTAGAGATTCTAATATAGAGTGTGTATTCGGCGCAAATGCTTTCATGAGGTTAAAAATACCCTTGAAGGTATTTCCAAATATTTGTCCGATTAACGGTAAGTTCTGTTTAGTGTATTCGATAAATGATTTTATAGCATTTTGACCTTCAGTAGATTGCGCCCATTGGTTAAATGCGGCACCCATTTTCTTAAAGCCAGCCGAAACCCATTCAGCTAGTGGTGCTAGTTGAGTGAGAATACTGATTATTCCACTTCCAAATTGTCCAGCAGCGTTTAACATGTTGTTAAATATTCGAACGCCAGTTGTTCCCATCATTTCGAAGAATTTTTGTGCAACTTGTGAGTTTTTAGCCCAATCAAGCATTTTAGCACTCGCTTGTTCCATTCCTTTTGACACGCCACTAATGAAAGGAGACAAACCTGATAATGCCACTTTAATCGTGTTTAACCCGTTAGCCATTGTATTAAAGATTTGACTTTGGTTTTTCTCTATAATACCTTGCCAAGCATCTTGAACGCCTTGTAAGGCGCTTTCGTACTTTTTCGTTTCAGCTGTAGCTTGTAGAGTTCCATCGTTAAGCATTTTAATAGCACTTGCAGCCATAACTCCAAATCCCATAACGCCACCTGCAGCAACACCAAATGCAGCTGCTAATCCTGCAGCTCCACCAGCTACAACCCCGATAGCGTTAAGAACAGCAAATAATGCAGGAACCATCGAAGCAATGATAGGAACTACCAACGTTATATTGGAAATTAAAGAACCCTTTATCATGTTAGAAATTACGGTACCAATCGTTCTGATACGTGTAGCTAAAGCGTCCCATGAGTTCATAGAACTATCAATACCAGCTACCATTGCTCTAAATGCGCCTTGTGCTTTATCTGAATCAACATCTATCCTAGTGTGTATTCGGTTAGGAATTGAACGTAACATTGCTTTAAGCGCTAAAATCTTAGATATAGCAGCGCCTTCGTTAACTTCGACAGTAGCTTTTGCTTTTTGTCTCGCAAAGCTATTAAGCGACTTTTTAGCTTCAGCTATAGCGACACGTGCTTTAGTTGCGTCTGCATCTAAATCAGCACTATAAGAATTTCCGTCAAACATATCTAAATCAATCTGTAGCTTAGATAACGTTGATATAGCTCTTCTTGCGTCAACATCAGCATGTGCATTAGCATTTGATCCGTCGAAACGTTCTAAATATGCTTGTGCTTCTTCAATATTAGCTTTCGCGCTTGCTATATTAGCATCTAACTCTGCGTCGCCTCTGTATGCATCGAATTTGCGTACATATTCTTCAGCTATTTGTACTTTGCTTTTAACTTCGTCAATATCTATATCAAGGTCAGCTTCTGCACGAGTGTTATTAAATGACTCTATTTCTTTTTTAGCTTTGTTTACTGCGCTAGTTACACCTGATGCATCTGCATCAATTTCATTATCTTTGATTTTTTCCATAGTGCCTTTAAAACGCTCTGCTGTGTTTTTAGCTGCTTGTATAGCACTTTTGAACTTTTTAGCGTTAGCTTCAATCGTCGCTTTAATACTATAGTTAGCTTCTGCCACGTGTTCCCACCTCCTTATTTATTAAGTTCTGCAATTTGTTGAAGTAAATCTTTAGGAGGCATATTCTCCTCAAATTTGCTTTCAGAAGCGAATTTCACAGGTTCGCCCCTGTCTAATCGTTTAATGTTTTCTTGATAATGCATGATATCGTCTGCGCTTTTAAAACGATATTCTGTCTCGCCTTTTTTGCCGCCGCGTTTCTTTTTCTCTGCAGCTGCGTCTCTAATAGCAAAAGCGAGTTTGTACATATCCATATCTTTATCTAGTTGTTCATACTCTAATGCATACATACGATAGTTGAATTCTCTAAGTGTCATTTGCTCAATAACATCTAGGTCATAAATTTTCAGTTTGCTCATGCACAAGATAACTATACGATCAAACGTTAATATTTCTTCGTCTACTTCTTGCTGTTCTTTTTGTATTTTTTCGGAACGAGGTTTTGGGTTAAAACACGCTTTCCCAGTTCCTCGATAACTTCATTACAGAATTCTTCAAGACCAGTATTTTCAATAACATTCTCAACAACTTCTTCTAAGTCTTTTTCTGTTTTAGGAGCGCCTTTTTCTTGTGCTGTTGCAGCTTTAATCACTTTTGCAACATCTACTACACTGTGGCTTTCTAATGCAGGTACTAACATTTCTGTACCTTTACCAAAGTTAACTTGTTCAGCTTCCATGCCCATTTCTTTATCAATGATGTTTAAGAACTTTAATCCAAATGATAATTCGATTGTTTTACCGTTAAATTTGATTTCCATATTTTTAATTACCTCACTTTATTTTATTAGTCAAAAAGAAAAGAGGGCATCAAGCCCTCGATATTATACAGTTTCTGCTGTGCTTGGTTCGTTAGGTTGTGGGATTTCTGACACAAGACCATCGTCAGCTGGATCTGCAGCAACAGTATCGTGGAAGCCATAAGCAGCTTTGTTTTTCTCGATTTGCTCTGGTAACGTTGCCCAACCACGAACTTTTCTAAGATATACACCAAATTCAGTTTCAAATTCTGCGATATCTTCAGCGTCGTTAGTACGGTCAATACTATTCCAGTATCCTTGACGATATTCTGCTTTATATTTTCCATCTTTGTTTTTAACTTTTTTATTGATAACCCATAATTCATAAGGGGTATCTTCTTCGGTAGCATCTTCAATTTCATCACATAACGTGTCGTCTTGGTTCATGTAGCAGTTAATCGTAACTGTTGACTCTAATGTACCTCCAGAGTTAACAGGACCATCAACAGTAGCTTCTGTATCTCTATCTTTTTCAGTTTCGCGTTCTAATTCTGTTACCCACATTACTTTATTTGCATCTTTTTTATCGCCAGCCTTACGGATTAAGACTAATTCATCAGTACCTTGTTTAATTGCCATAGGTTTTACCCTCCTAAATAGTATATAAAAAATACAAGCCCTTTAATGGCTTGTATACTCGATATTTATAGTTACATGCGATAATGCTTGATTATCTTCAATTTCAATAGATTCATTGATGTCTAACTGCGGATTGAATAAGCTGAAACCTTCAAGCTCGATATCATCTAACATAATGTTTTGAACTTGCATCAGCAAATTGTCATTAGCACTCTTATCAATATCCAACCCCCACAGATGAACGATGGCAGTAGGATTACCTCCAAAACTGTCAAAAGTTAACACGTTCATGCTATCTGTAGTAGTTTGAATAGCAATAAAAGGATATTCAAGCTCTTGATTAAGTTCTTTAGTTTCAATTACAGGGACACCAATTTCACTAAATTTTTCATATAAGTAGTTGAATAGTTGAAGTTTAGCTGATTGCTTCATTACATGCCCCCCATTTTACCGTTTATTAATTTCTCGAGGTCCTCTCTGACTTTCCTTGTATATCTTTCATAAACAGGGAACATAAACGTTTCGGGAGCCATGTAGCGTGTACCGTATTCTAAAAAACCACTATATCCCGCATTAGAGGTCACAGCATACTTCATGTTGCCTTCTTTAGTATCTCTAATCATACGCGCTAAGTTTCCTGTCCAGTAACCTTTGTTCATAACTGACTTAGCACTTACAACAGTATCTCTAGCGAACTCGCCAGCATTGTTTTTGAGCACTTCGTCAACATCATCATCAATGCTACTGTGCATGCGATCTAGCTTTCTAATTAGAGCATCAATATCTCCAGCCACTATTTAACCTCCTCTGCATAGAATACAGTGTCGTGTTCATAGTCGATACGTTTGGTGATAATGTACTTTGCATCTTTGATATAAGCATGAGTCACTTTTGGTTCAAAACGACCATTTAAGCGAATGACATTAATATCTTTGGTTACATCTCCATACTCAAGATTAGTACGTTGTGGGGATAAAGGAGATATATTACAAGGAACTTCGTTGTACACTTGTTCCTTAACATCGTACTTACTTGTTTTGGGGTTGTAACCACCTTTAATTTCCTTAGAGAACTTCACGCGCTTGTTGTATCTCAATAGAAAACACCTCTACCACGTTTACTTGTCTCTTTAGGAAACAAAGCATCGATAACGTCCATATACTCATCAAAATCATTGCTTTGAAAAGTATTAGAACGACCATCAATACTTTCTTGCGTCATTCCTTCAGCACCAACACGATTAAAGCGCTTGACTGCTACTTCTTCGACAATGTATTCCAATCTATCTGGAACTTGTTCAATATCTAATGGAAGTAAGCTAATCAAACGCTTTTCAGTGTTACTTATGATTATTTCGAGTAGTTCATCTTGCTTATCATCATTGATAGAGAGTAACTTTTTGACATTTTCTAATACTGCCATGTTATCCCTCCAATGCTTTAAGAATTACCGCTTTCGTATCGTCTTGTGATACATCTACATTATGTTTTTCAGCTATTTCTAACAATTCAGCTTTTGTTGCTTTAGCATCAACATCTAAAGCGATATATTGCTCGTTATATACGTTTTGTTTATGGAATAGTTGTTCGATACGTTCACTAGTAATATCAGTAGGGAATTCATTTCCTAATTTATATTCTTTACCATCTTCTTTATCTACGAACGGTCGAACTACTTTATAAGAATAAGTCATTGTAAGACCTCCTAGATTATTTATACGGTTTCAGTATTTCCACCAGTTGAAGCAGAACCAGCTGTTAATTTAGCGAATGCTTTGTCATCTGCAATATGGAATGCAACATCCATAGTTACACGTAAAGCAATTAATTCTTGTTCGAATAAGTTTACTGGTGAACCGTCAGCGTTTTGTACAGTTGATAATTGACCATCTTCTGAAATTTTGTAAGACATGTTGTAAGGAATTCCGTAGAACACTTTGTTGAAGTCCCCAGCGTATAAGTCTCCTTTTTTAAATTGATCTGATTTAAGGTCAACAACTGGTAGTCCGTCTAGTGTGTTGTTAGCACGGTCATAATAGCTTTCTTTAGTATCTTCATCACGAACTCCACGTAATGCAGTGCGATTTTGTGTTTTAGATAAGAAAGCGTTAGCTTCTACATCATCTTCTAATAAAGTGTCCTCTAAAGCTAAGATATTATCTAAAGTGATATCACCTTTTACTACATTGTTAGCTGCAGTAGCTGATTGTTCTACTGATTGTTTGAATGGGTTATCTACATTTAATAAACCTGCTTCGTCAAACTTTTTATAGAATTGTTCAGCGATTTGTGGTTTCATTGCTTCGAAGAAACGAGAGTAAGTGTAGTTTAAGTATTCACGAGAAGCAACGATGATTACACCTAATTTATGAGAACGCATAGACGCCTCAAGTAAGCTAGGTTTAGAAGTTTGAATTTTTTGACCTTCTCCTACCCAATAAGCGCCTGGTTTATCTGCCCAGTAAGTGAACTTTTTCTCTGACTTTCCGCCCATATCCTGGTATTTACCTAATTGCATGATTTTAGAGTTTTGCAATACATCTAAAAGAATAGGCTCGTTGAAATCGTTTAACAATTCCCCTTCTTTGTGCTCATGCATCATTACATTATCTGGATTGAATGTTTGCGGTTTTACGTTTGCCATTTATAATGCCTCCATTTTATTGAATTATTCTATTTTGTCTTGCTATTTCTGCAAAACTATCACTTGTCTTTTTGTTACTAGATACATCACTTTGTTGTCCAGACGGCGTTGATTGACGTGTAGCTTCTTTAACTTGTTCTTGAACTGCTCTGTCGAAATCTTCCTTAATCGCGTTGACAACTTCATTGATTTGTTCGTTATCTTCCAAATGGATTAGTGACTCTGCAAATGAAGTAGGTAAACCTTTGTCTTTAAGGTCGTTCTCCACATCAGCTTTGAGTTCACGTAATCTGAATTCTTTTTCCTTTTCTGCTAAGGCTTGTTCGCGTTTCTCAAATTCTTTGTCTTTCTTCTCTTTTTCAGTTAACTTAGCGTAGCTTTCAGCCTCTTTTTTAGCTTCTTCACGAGCTTGTTCTAGTTCTTGCTGGTGCTTACGCTCGCGTTTTGATAAAGCAGAATCAACAGCTTTACTGATTTGAGAATCTACTTCACTTCTTGTATACGTTTCTTGCTTTTGATCGTCATTGTTTTCTGGCGTATTTCCTTTACTTTCTCCAGTTTCATCTTCGTTATCTTCAGCGAAGAATTGTAAGTTTAATTTCATTTTGTCTACTAATTCCATTTGTTTATCCTCCCGTTCAGTCTTAAATTCAATGTTTAATCGCATAAAAATAGCACCCCAATTAGTCAATTAAGCCCAATTAGTGTGCTAGATATATTTGATATTCGCATTTGATTTAAGCCCGCTCAGTATTTTTTAATATTGAGCAGTTTAACGACTTACTGAGGTCGAGTAGGTTAACGTATCCTACTGACGAGATATTGGCGCGGTAACGCCAGGACCAACTGCTTCACGCTTTGACATAAGTACCAACTCAGATGAAGTTTTTAGGTTTAAACTCTTTCTTCTCAGGTTCTTTCTTTTTCGCTTGTGCACGGTTACTAGGGTTTGTGTCATTCAAACGCTTGAGTTCTTTGTGAATGCCTTCAAGGGCTACAGCAATACGTTCGTTATACACCACTGCCACCCTCTTGTATAGCATCTACAATTTTGTCTATCTTTTCTTGTGTTGTCATACTATCTTTAATGATGTCAGAAGGTTCTTTGTTGAAGATTTGATTATATTCATCGTAAACATCATCTAGCCTGTCTTGTAAGTAACTTTCGTCATACTTGTCGTACTCGTCGATTGTATCACCATCAAGTTCAGTGACGTCATATAGGCCTTCCTCTGTTTCGTAATCTTCTTCGTACTCTTCTTCATATTCATCTTCAGGACCGCCTAGCCCCTCCAGGAATTCTATATCCTCTTGATCAAAGTCATCAGAAAAGTCGTACTCTTCTTCCCAGTTTTCATCTTCTTCAAATTCGTCGTCATCTTCCATAAAGTCATCTTCATACATGCCATCTTCTTCATCACTGAAATCAGTGTCTAGCACTTCTTCTTCTTCCCAATCAGCATCTTCATAATCCCCTACGGAATTATCAACGATTTCTTTTGCTACACCTTCATTAGTAACTGGTGGTGTATTTGTAAGATTATTATCTTCTGCCAATTACGACACCTCCTTTTAATTATTTAACAACGCCTCCGAAATATCTTCCTTCGCGCTCTTCAAAGAACTTATCACGCCAATCAGAATCGATGTGTGGTGCGACAGCACTCCGACAGAATGGATGCATCGGTGGAGCGTTTACACCAGGTTGCATATCTTTAACTTTGAATACTTTTTTGTTTAATCCTCTGCACGTCTTTGTTGTCTTACTATCTATCTTAGCGTGATATTCATATTCTGCATCTGGACCATGTTGTTCTAACATATGACGCTTTGCAGCTAGTGTTTGTACTCTAGCAGTTTCTGTTATGAGTAAACGTCTTATTTCGTAAGTACTATTACCTGTTTCTTTTCTGAACTCTTTCACAAACTCATAAGGGTGTCGTCCTCTTAACAATACTTGGCTTGTAGCCTTTTCAACATGCGCACGAACAACTTTCATATCACGCCATAAACGACGTGACCAGTTAGAATTTTGAAATGGAGCAGTGACAATTGTTTTTACCTCGTTGAGTGATACATGTATTGTTTCGCCTAATATACCTGCTTGTTGCTCAAGAGAACGATAATAAGATGATTCCATGTAATTATAAATAGATTGCTCTATATGAGCGTATGAGTACGTTACAATAAGTCCTAACTGCGCTTTAAGTAACTTCTCTCTATTCACATACATCGCTGTGTTGTATTGTTTAAGTTCTCTGTTCGCTCTATCGCTAAAGTCATTGTTTTTAACGTATGACCTTGCTTTATTAGCAAAAGATTGAACGTCGAAAGTATCTACCTTCTTTTTAGCTTCGTTGATAGGAATACCTTCACTGTCTGCGTATCTTGCATAGAATTTAGATATCTCATTCTCTATATCGTCAATCATGTTGTTAACAATGCGTTCAATCTCTTGACTCATTTCCTTATCGCTCATTGTCTCATCTTTAATGATCTCTTGAGCTCTTTTATCCCAATAAGTCATAGATCATCACTCCTCGATGTTTGAAGTTGATTGTTCTATGTTATTTCCCTCATTTTGTACGTTCTTATACATTAAATCATCAGAACGTTTTACTTTTTCTTCTTCCTCTGATTGGATACGTTTGACTTCATCTTGCGGATTGTCTATGAAAGATACAAGAGACATTAGTGTTTGTTGGCTAATTTCTCCACCAGCACTCATGTACATTTGCATTTCTTCTGTGATTGACTTAGGTAAGTTTCTAGTGAACGTAAATACTAAATCTTTGAGATTATCTTTGTCTATCTCTCTATTCACGCCCATGATTTCTCCGACTAATTTGTAACGTCTAACCAATCCTTTTCGGAACAATCCTTCTTTGATTGCTGTACGTTGTTCTAAGCCAAATAGCTTATATTTCATCGCTTCTCCAGACCGTTGGCCTCCAAAGTTTTCATCAGTCATGTCTGGTGTGTTAGTAAGCGTGTGAATGTCTTTAGCAATTCGTGTCTTATATGCTTCAACGCCACTTACATCATATTGTTTATAGATGTATTGAGCGTCTACATTACCTTCAGTGACTTTGTCGTCCACTGTTGCGTATTCAGGAGGTGCTAAATGAAATACGTTTGCTTCTTTTTGTAAAGTTGCTACCTCTTCGTTTAAATCAACGTTACCTTTAATTAACAACATTGCATCGTTTAAATCACTCATATAGTTAGCTGTATCTGATTGCGCTTCATCATATAAGTCAATAAGGGGGATAACCTTCTCAAAGTCTCCTCTACGTTTTTCATTGTTACTGAACTCTGTAATAGTAACTCTACCGAATGAATGCGCCTCTGGTGGTTTTCGTTCAGACAACTCTAAGTTAGTTACGCTGTTCGCCTTGTAGAAATATGTTGCTTGATCTGTAATAACATCAACATAGTAAATGTTACTTTCGACTTCCGTTAACTCTACGCTATCTTCTGTTGCTACCTTCCAGTATCTAATAGCCATCAAACTATTCTTCTCTACGCTTGTGTCATATATAACGAAAGTATTGCGTGGATCTGATTTGTATAATCTAACCTCATCTTCTTGGTTACGTATAATGTATTCATACGCTCTACCAAAGATAGACAAGTCTAAACCTAAAGAGCGATTGTGACTATCTACATCGTTAAGACTGTGTAACTCATTTAATTTACTTTGTGTCATCTCTTTATCTGATTGCACTTGTATTGCATGGCCAAAACAATAGCCATTAATAAAGTCAGTGATATATGAAGCGAAGTCATGTGCCGCTCTATTGTCTGCTAAGTGTTTCTCTCTCCTACGTTTGTTACGCATGATATTGAAATTTAAACCTTGATAATAATCATCTAACATTTGTAGTCTTGGAACTTGTGCCTCTAAATGATGACGAATGAAGTCACTGATGTCATTAGGATTATCTAACAAGTCTTGTGTAGTTCCATCATATTTGTAAGTTTCAACTGCGTCACGTCTGTATATCTCATCACGCATTTGACGACGCTCAAGATCTCTTTCAAAGTTGTTAACGTGTGCCATGTGTTACCTCCTTATAAGCCCATAGCTTTAGCGCGGCTAATATTTTTTTTAATATTGACATTTGTTTTGTTATTTCTAGGGAAGTGGAATTTCTCTAAACTATAACGTAATGCATCGAGTATGTGGTTATTTTCATCTATAGGCTTGTTTAACCAATTGCCGTCTTTGTCTTGATCAAATGTATAAGTGTTTAGTTCTTCTATCGTATGTTCACAAGATGGATGTACGTATATTTTAAATCCTTGTATAAATTGAACGCCTTGCATAATAGATCCTTGACCTTTTACAGATGGTTTTATGTTCGAAATACCCTTGCGCTTAATTTCGGTAATCAAACGTTTTTCTGCACTATCAGCTACTATCTCGGCATTTTTCAATCCTTTATCTATATACATTTGATATACCTCGTCGGTAAGCATACCTCTTTGGTAATGTTCGTCGTATATCCACAATTCTTTGTTCTGTGTATCTACAATAGTACTAACAAGTGTTGTTGGGTCTTGAGTAAAACCAAAGTCACTACCATGTGCTACAACTTGTTTGTCTTTTAACTTTTTAACCCAATCAAACTCTTTAACTTCAAAGTTTTCAAACACCAATCCTTCTGCTACTCCCCAATCGCCGTCACATACAATTCTCGCACGTCTAGGGTTGGTACGATATAAATCTTCATAACGTCCAATATCAACGTCATCTAGCCATTCATTAACTCTAAATGTCGTTGTGTATGAAAATGTATTGTTTAGCTTAGTATCTTCATCAAAGAAAGTAGGTTTAAGCCAATGACGTTCACTCCAAGGGTTGAACGTTATAGTGATTTGCTTAAAGAACTCTGGGTCATCGACAGAACCACGTATAGATTCAACTACTGTACTGAACTTATCAAAGGTTTCTATCTGGTAAGCTTCCTCAAACCATGCCCAACAAAGTATGCCGTTCTCTACAGTGATAGAAGTTATCTTTAACGGATCATCTAATCCTCTAAATAATATCTTCTGGCCAGTGGGTTTATATGTTATCTCAGGCAAACTGTCATTAAATTTGAATAAGTGTTTAACTCCTAGTCTATTGGTAGCCCAACGTAAATCTGTATATGTCGATTGCTTATTTGTATTACTAAAACGTCTAACAACAAGCAAGTTAGACCAACTGTATTGCATAATTCTAAAGATAAAGTTAAGTGCAGTTGTTTTTGATTTCTTGCTACCCCTAGAACCTTTAACTACACGATAAAAGTTTTTATTGTTAAAGAATTTGTTATAGCCACCACCGACGATTTCATCTAATTTAATATCCACAGTTAATCCTCTAACGGTATATTGTTAATAATATTAGGGGTAGTGACTTCTAACTCTTGTTTATCTACCGGTGTATATCCTGAACGGTCCAATATATCTTTCGAAGCTTGAAATCTAACCAATTCACTTTTAGCATCTAAAAGATTAATCATAGTTTGTAATGCCTTAGGTACTTGATTAGATAAGTATTCAACTTGATAACCTTTAAGACCTTCTCTAAATTTATTGTCATGTTTCCACCGCGATATAGTTGAACGGTTAACATCAATTTCAGCAGCGATTTCACCATCACTTAAACTCATCTCATTCTTGATGCGTATGTACTCTTGTTGTTTTTTAGTCAATTCCAAATACGCTCCAAATGTTGCATTATTTTGCATTTTAGTCATCTCATATATCACCAACTCTCACGTTAATAACTTTATTTATTTTTTATATAACAAAACCTACCCGACTAATCTATCGGATAGGTTCAAAGGAGAAAAAATGTTCGTTTTGTTTTAAAAGGAATAAATGATAGAAAGGTTTACACGCGCAAAGTAATTACATACTTCGCACTACCATTATATTAAAAATTCTGTCCACTCTAAAATAGTGTCATTATCGTCATTTTTGTCATTTTTGTCATTTTCGTCACTGTAATAAATATATTTTTTCTGCTAAGTCATCTTTACGTGCCAAAAAGTTAGTTCTATTTAACCGAGAGTTTGGCATGTCTTTTATTATTTCATCTCTGCGTCTACCCTTTTTTAAGTGACTTAAGAATATAAAGTCAACATGTCCTAACTTCTGTTGGGATTGATTGATAAATTCTACTTCCGCTAACATCTGAGCATGACGTTTACTCATTCTTTCACGACGTATAACAGTGTCCTCAACCTTACTCCCATTCTTCCCTTGTGGTTTAGGTAGCGTAGCTTGTATACCATACTGTGCAATTGAGCTACTATCACAATCTGGTATTACAGTAATTAAGTATTTGCATGTCATTTGGTAGTTATCAATCATGTTGATAATGGCTTCTTTTGAGTACACATTCATTCCTCCATTTTACTTTTAATTATTATCCAAACGAGATAAGCAATAGGTATCAATACTATCCAACCTGTCATCGTCTTACTCCGTTAATATCATATTGGTCACTCTTGTTCGCAAAATCATCTGGCGCCTTATCCACTTCATCATTCGCACTCAACTTGTAATACAACTCTCTGCCCAACCACTTACCTAGTTCATACACCGCGATAGTAAACCAAATCTTTAATATTCGTTTAATCAACCTGCTCACTCCTTACCTAATATTCTTTTAATCTCTGCTACTATATCTTTATTCTCCTGTGCTTCCGTATGCTCCTCTGTTACTTTCATTTTCAAACTCCTTAACTTCTTTGGGTGTAGGATATACAACTGGTGCTACAACTAACTGTGCTAGTCTTTCACCTTTTTCTACTGTGATGTCTTCATCGCCTATATTGTCTGTGATGATACCTATTTCTTTGTGGTATGTTTGGTCTATTGTTCCTAGTGCTACACGTAACTTCGTTTTAAGTGATTTGCCCGATCTAGGTCTTACTTGTCCCTCATACCCATAAGGCAGATTAATTGCTATATCTGTTTTAACTATTGTTGTTGTATGCGCCGGGATTGTGATTGTTTCAGATACATATAAATCTAATCCACTATCTGTTGGGTTTGCTCTTTTCGGTGTAACTGCGTCTTTTGATAACTTTTTGAATTCTAATGTGTTCATTTATTCTTCCTCCTCCAAATCATCCACAAAGTGTACTAAGCTAATATATCGCCATTCAGACGGATTAACCTCAGCTTTAAATTTGATATGATTAGATAATTCTTCGTACATACGCTTATACTTACTATATTTAGCTATATCTTGAATCAAACTGTCACGCTCTTCTTTAAATTGATCACGTTGCTTTTTGACTTTCTTCAATCTAGCATCCATAACACTCACGTGAAATTGAGTTTCGCTATTCATCTTATTAAATTACTCCTCTTTTGCATGCCATTCGCCATACTCTAAAGTTTCATGATGTTCCGCATCGGCATACATGTCATCACCTCTTACAAGGCGAATTGCCTCTTCTTCACTTTCTGCCTCAACACCAAACACTTCTATTTTTACAATGTTTTCTTGCCATACTGTGTATTTCTTCATATTTATCTACTCCTCTATATTTAGATCTCTATCTACACAAAATTGTTCAAACTCTTCCTTGCTGAACCGATACTTTAACCCGTGATACATCGTCCGGTAATGTCCACATACTTTATACAATCCATTGATAATATGAACATGTGCTACACGGTTTTTATCACTATTTATGAGATAGTGTTTATTTTTAAAGTAATCTATCATTATTACCAGTCCTCATTAGCGATAAGTTCTTGGCAGATTTCTTCAAATGTTTGAATCCCTCTGCCGTCTGTAATGTCTAATATCACGCCATACACATATTGATTTATCGAGAACTCCGCTCGGTCTTGTTCTTCTGATATATGCCCGGTGCCTTGACGAACGTCAGTGCATTGTACGTAAATATTTTTAGACTGATAACGTTGTAAATGTTGAGCGTATCCTAACTCACAAATCGTACCTTGTGCATGGGGTAAATAGTCAAAAACGAGTATGTCGCTTTCTTCCATACCTTGCGTATCATTCTTTACAATACGTTCTGCCAAACCGTCTTGATTAGCATTCTGCTTATCATTTACATCTTCATCGTCTTGAGGTGTATACACACCAAAACCTAATCGCTGTAACTCTTGCTTTTCCCACTCTCTTCGCATCTGTTGACCAATGGATAGCATGTCGCCTCCAAGATATACTTGCTTACTCACCTGCCAGCACCTCACTCAAACGACGTTGATAAACGCCAATCTTATTCAAGTCTTCTAAATCATTTTCTTTACGCCCTAAACGAGTAGCATATTTGATAATGTTGAATTTCAAAGCACCTACTAATTCTTCGTGCGTAAATTGTTGGCGACAGAACTCAATAACATCAATTCCATCGGCGCCTTGATAATGACAAGGGACGTCGTTCATCTGTTTGCGTTTACGTTGTTGCATATCATTTGTTTGCATGGCGCTGACCCCACTTTCCAAACATTTGATTAAATGTATTTTCAAACCAGTAATCATCACGTATTTTGTACGTTGTTACCATTTCGGCGGAAGAGACGTTACGGTGTTGAGTGATTCTTGCTAAACGCTCGATTTTATTCCGTCTATCTCTTTTAACTTCTTGCTCTTTTTCTCCTTTAAATGCCTCTGGATCCTCTTTATACTTAATAACTCGCTTGAGATTTCTAATCCCTTGTTTAAACGCTTGTTTAATCTCTTTATGATTCATACCTACATTTACAGCATCCTTATATACATCAATAGGGATGTAGTAAGGCTTTGTGCCATCTGTTGTTAGATAGCACAAGCGACCTTTATTGTCCTTTTTCTTTGGCAAATTAATTGTTTTTCCCATGTTCTCACTCCTAATCAATATCTTTTATTTCAACGTCATCAATATCTAAAAACTCAAGGTCTTCGTACTCCATAAGTCTCGGTCTTTCCACAAACTTATAGAAGATACGATCTAACTCGTATTGAATTTCATCATCATAGTCATACGTTGATTTTGTAGTAACTGGCACATTGAGTTGTGCTTTGATATTCAATTCGACTTTGACATTCGTTTCTTTATATTCCATGTCATCACTCCATAACTTCTAGTTTTACAACAATGCGCGGATTTTCTGAAAATCGTTTAAAGCTTTTAATCTCTACAATTTGTCCATCGTCTTGCCACAAATGTTTATTCGCAGCATCTAATACCGTTTTCGTCAAATTATCTATATCGGGCTTTTTACCTTTGTATCGCCCTATCATTTTGCTACGTTTCTTTTTTGACCACGATTTGAGTAATGGAAAGTAAAATTCCAATTCAAGTCGTATAGGTTTATCTATCATGAGCATTGGTAATTGCCACTGAATGTCTTTCTTGTGTTGTTCATAACTTTTAGGCATATAAGTTTGTACATACTTGCCCATGCGTCTGAATCTCGGACGTGGTGACGCTACAGGCTTATCAAGTTTAATTTCAATCGTTTCCATTCGCTCACCTACATATCAAAAATAGTCGCTTGACTATTCAATTCTTCTTCAAGAAATAAGTTATGGTTTGCTTTGAATCTGTTAAACCCTTGCATTGTCATCATTTTGTTGTCTACATCCCAATAACGTTTACCTGCTAAGTTTTCAACATAGAAATCGCCGTCACTTAATTCTGTTACTCTGAACACGCGTTCACTTTCAGAAGTAAACAAATCATACTGCTTAGTTGTTTCCTGCATTTTTAAATGCCTCCATTTCATTAAATATAAAGTCTTTGCGTTCATCGAAATCGTCAAATACTTGTAATCGATTTTCATCAAGCAATCGGTTAATTGTTTTGCCCCAATCGATGATACGCATTTGAATGAGTGGCTCTCGCTCGTACTCTTTATACATACGTCTTAACGTCTCTTGTAATTCATTTATTTTCATCAATAAAACCTCTGTGTCTTTTTGTAAAACTCTAGGTCGACTGTTCCTGTTTGTCCGTCTTTATTCTTCGCTATAATAAACTCAATATCTGAACGACCTGTGTCATCATCTTGTAGTGTTTTGTCATAGTAATCTTCACGGTATAAAAAGAAAATCATATTAGCGTCTTGCTCAATGCCTCCTGCTTCTCTCAAGTCGCTCATCATCGGACGTTTATCTTGTCTCGATTCTACCCCTCGACTTAGTTGAGAGAGAGCTATAATGGTACTCCTAGTCTCTTTAGCGATGACTTTTAAATCACGGCTAATCTTTTCAACTTCTAACCGTCTATCTTTCTGAGGTGTATCTGATGACATTAACGTCAAATAATCAATAAATATTACATTAGGCTTGCCATTGGATTGCATCGCTACCTCTCGGATGTCACTAGGTGTTAACTGAGCTTGGTCTTCAATGCGTAAGTGATTGTGTTTTTTAATTACATCAATCGCTTGCATGACTTTATCAACTTCCTCTGGCTTCAGCCCACCACCTCGCTTAATCTTATGAAGAGGGATATTCGTCATCATCGCCACAAGACGCTCAACAATATTACTCCCGTCTGTTTCCAAACTGAAAAAAGTCGCAGGGATTCCTGATCGCGCAATATTCCACATCATCGTTAGTGCAAGTGATGTCTTGCCTAAGCTTGGTCTTGCACCTAAGACATTCAGTTGACCACTTTCAAACCCTATAATTTTGCTATCAATAGAATCGATCCCTGTTTTGATAAACGTCTTGCACTTATCAGATAAGATATTGTCCATCACTTCCATCAAAAAATTATCGGTCGGATTGTCTTTTTGAATAGAGAGATCGTTTAATTCGTTGAGTTGTTCTGTTAGTAATTTAAGATTCTGTGGAGTAGGACTAGATTGATAATCTTTTGCGTCTGCTAATGCTTTTTTTAGTACATAGTTCTGTAAGATGTTCATTTGATCAGACATGAAAAACGTCTTATCTGCTTGTTTTGAATCATAGAGTTGACTAAGTCTTTGAGTTGATATAAATGATTTGTCTTTTCGACTTTTGAAATAGATTTGGTTTACATCAACTTTGCCTTGTTCAATAACATAGGTGATAAACTTCTTAATCCCTTCGTTCTCAAACATCTCTGGCTTGACTTTTAATTTACCTAGTAAATCTGGAGTTTGGAGCAGGTTAGAAACAATCGATTCTTCAGTGGATAAAACATCAATGTTATTCATCCTCTTCAGCCCACTCTCTTTTGAGTTGTTCCCATCGTTCTTTTAATTTTCGGTATTGAGATGCGTATTCACTATCATGTTTCATCTTGTATACATGCGTTTCTTCTTCAGGGACAGTTACGGATTCTGCCTTTTTAGGTTGAATTTTTAATATCTCAGATATTGTCGGCTTAAACTTACTACGACTAATGTGTTGTTTAGCCTTTAATAAAGTGCCTTCGTATTCACCGTACTTAGTAAGTTGTTCTAACCATGTATCAAATTTAATATCGTTAAATTTCATATCATAGACACTACTGACTAACTCGATGACTTTAAAAGCTTCTGATTTCGTCATAACCATATCGTTTAGCCCCCTAATATTTCTCGTTTCTTCCTAGCTAAGAAATCATCTTCTTTCTTTTTCTTAGGTGTAACCTTGGCTAGTGCTTTCTCTTTAGTATCTACACCTTCGTTATTCCAATTTCTTAATACTTTGATTAGGTAGTTAATACCTTTCTTGTTTTGTTTACAGTAGTTAATTGCTACTCCTGTTATTTCTAGTTTGTTTCCTTTAATAAGATTGAGTTCATCTTCTAACTCCTGTACTTTTAAAGGGCTTTGTATCATTTCTAACTCTTTACTAACCAACTGAAAGATTTGTGACGTGTCACTGTCACTCTTACTATTGTTATTCTTATTATTGTTCTTCTTAATACTGTTATTCTTAGTACCTACATTTTGTCCGTGTACGTTTTGTCCGTGTACGTTTCGTACGCGTACGAATTGACCGTGTACGAAATGATGATTGATTGTGTAAATCGTTTTGCTAAAACCGTTGTTTGTTCTTTCTCGTGTTTTACTAATGATGTTTTTATCTAAAAGTTCTTTACGGTGTTTATAAAAACGTTTTTCACTTATATTTAACTCGTGACATATTAGCCCGATACTAGGGAAAGCTGTATCTTCACCTCCAGCATAAGAAGATAAATAACTGTATATCGCTTTTGCTTCAATGCTTAGATCTTTATCTTTCAAAACTTCTTTATAGACAGTTCCATATCCACCAGTTATATCTATTAATCTGTCACTCATGAAGTCACTCCTTTCAGCATTTTGTTTAGTCGTTCATCCACATCCACCCAGCTGTTTGTTAAGTGGTATTTATTATTGAATGTGTCCATTCCTATTTGATGTTGCTCTAAATGATGTGAATGACATAGTGCTAGAACTTGGTTGCCTTTGTGATTTATTTTGTTTCTATTACGACCAGTACCAACTGCGTAACGGTGTGCTAACTCGGCGTTCTGTGCGCCACATATAACGCAAACTCTATTCACAGTACATTTGTATAAGAAATACTTGTCGTTGCTCATGAGACCGCTTGTGTGCTTTCTCATGGGGATGTCATGTTCAAATACAAAGTCGAGTATTAACTCAATCAATTCGCTTGCTTGTCTTCTTGTGCAATCGCTTAATGATATAGGCTCGTAACCATTAAGCAGTTCCAATTGTTTTTGAAACATGTAACGCAAGTATTCAATCGGTTGTGCGAAGTAGTCGTAAATATCACGCAGCATTGCGAATATCTTACGACGTTGTTTGTCTGTTATTTGATATGGATCAGTAATATCAACTTCGCACTCTACTTCTAAATCGTTATCTAACAGTAGAAAATCTTTATCAGATAAGTCGACACCTTTGACAACTACTGTTGTAGTACCATCATCTTGCTGAACGTAATTAGTTATAATTGCCATCTATATCAACTCAAAACGGTAATTCAGATTCGCTAATATCGGTATTTTCGAAAGGATTATCATCTTGTGAAACTGGTTGTTTAGCATTAAACGATTGGTTAGATTGATTGTTTTGTTGTTTAGATTTAGATTCTACAAATGTCACATTTTCTACAACGCAGTCATTCGTATATATTGTTTGACCGTCTTTTTCAAATTTGCCTGATTGCCAACGACCAGTGATTCCAATTTTGTTACCTTTATTGAAGTTGTTGCTGATGATTTCTGCCGTTTTACTGAAAGCGATACAAGGTACAAAATCACTTTCATACTCACCTGTTTGCTTGTCTTTGAATGGACGTTGCACCGCCACCATAAATTTGACTACATTGTTATTTTCACCGTACGTTTGTGGATTGTTGACTAAGTTCCCTATTAAGCTAATTGAATTCATCATTTTTCCTCCTTGTACTTTTTAGCAGTATTTTGAAGTTGTTTGATATAACCTACTGCTTGAGATTGAGAAATCTTATTATCATCAGGTATCTTGAACTGTTCTCTTACTTGTGCTTCAGTTACTTTTTTATTAAGTGATGACATTAAATCTAAAAAGTTGTTTATCTCTTCGTTTAGTAACTTGATTTGTTTGTTATCAGCTTTTGAATATTGTTCTTGTTTCTGTTTAGCATCTGCATCGTCTTCATCTGTTGGGATATTAAAGAATTTCATTAAGAAATATCGTTCGGAATATGTGAGCGCAGTGCCAAATGCTTGTGATGGATCTTGTTGCTGACCAATTGCATAAAAAGGAATTTCTAATTTTTCCTGTGGATTGTCTGCGTTAATCCACGTATAAGTTAGGTTTGTTTTTACTACAAACTCTGTACTAGTCACTTCTTTTTTCGCTTTATGGTTATAGCGAGTTAATTCAACTTGTTCATATTCTTCGTTTTCTAAATGAGGCACTAACAACAAATTGTGTTCAATCATTTTCTGTCTAATTCTGTGTAAAATCTGCGAACCGCTTACGTAAGTGTAGTTAAAGCCTTTTGTATCTTTCGTAAAACCGTCTATATTCGATTTAACATCTGCAATCTTTTGATATAGATTCAATTCTTCAGTCATCAATATTGACCTCCTCGTATACATCTTTTTCTATGTGCGTGTGTTTGATTGCTACGTGGTCTGTCATGTCTATACTTGCGTCTTCTATGCCATTAAACTCTCTCGCACGGCTAAAGTTTGTTGAATAACTTATATCGCCGTTTCTGTCGGTCGGTTTATTTGTTACAAATAACTCTGTGTCTTTTCGTTTAATTAAATACGTTATCGTCTCTTTCAAGTTGATTACCTCCGTTAAATTGGGGTATAATAAATTCGGTATATTTATTAAATGTTTGACTGTTTGCTAATTGCCGTTAGCATTCAGTCTTTTTTATTTCTTCAATCCAAGTCTTCCAGAATGGGATTGCAATTAGTAATACGGATAAGCTAATAACTAGTGTTGTAGCTAAATGTACTCTTAGTAATACAAGTGCTAATGCAACGATAATCATTGTTAGGTATGCCAATAGATACTTCATCTCATCACCTCCTTTATTTGCCATGTATTTCATTGAAATGTTCGTCGATAAATTTATTCATCTTTCTTGCGTTGAATCTCCATCTGTTAAAACTTTCATCTGGATAGTGAGCTATCCCTTGTTTCTTCAAGATTTTTTCGAATTTAGGATTGAATAACAATCTATCCTTAATAGTGTCGTCAGAAGACATCTTTAACTTTTTCTTCAAGTCCTTTAAGTCCCAGACAGGATCTAAAGAGTAATTAAATAACTCTTCGTATTCTTCTTTTGCAATGAGTACGTGTGTGTCTGGAATGGGCACTGATACATTAAGTGTTTGTGGCATCAAAGCCACTCCTTTCGTGTATAATTTGGTTATCGCTACTGCGTTAGATTGGGGGTGTGCAAATGTATAACGATCCTTTAAAAAATGTTAGACCGATAATTGATAAAAATATCTATGAGTTAAGAAACGTTGCAATGACAGCAACTAAACCTTCGAGAGAAATTAGACAAGTTATAAATCAAACTATGAAATTCGATTATATTTATAAAGATATTGAGAAAATTCCGATTCAATTAAAGCCAATTAATTTCGATACTTCTAACTTGCTTAAAATTTCTGCACCAAGTATTAATATTGCTAAAAACTTTAGAAATAATTTATTTTCTGAAGAAATTCTTAATGATTTCATAAGCTCTACTAACTTTCAGAAAAACGAAGTTTTGAAAATTAGTAATCGTTTGAGACAATCTTTTATCAATACTGTCGATGTCTCTTCTTTTAGTGAAACCATCGATTCTCCCCATCCAATAGATGAGATATATCGCGATTATTACAACAATATATTCAAAGAAGCGCTCAATCATAAGTTCATTTATCCTTCCGCTAAATTTGTAAAAAATGTTTCAGTAACATCTGCGTCTAGTGTTACTGGACCGGTTTTACTAAGAACTATCCTCGATCAATATGTGAATTACTTTGTATTTTCTTCAGTGATTGCAATATTGTTTACTTGTTTTTTAATAGCAAATTGTTTTGCTGAAGATGATACTGATGATTAGGCTACTCACATGCTTAGCACTTCTAATCTCCTCCGCCAAGATGACGATTAGGAGTGCTATTTTTAGTTTCTGCAGCATGGTTATGCCTCCTTTGATGTATAATTTGCTTATCTTCAAATGAAAGTGAGGTGATATAAATGTCTAAGATATATTTCGACCCTCAACAGTTTGCAAATGCTTATTTAAGCACTCAAGAGTTCAAACCGAGTAATTATGAAAGTGAACAAGAAATGCTTGACGAAGCGTTTGCTGTATATTTAATGGCGTTTGAACATGCTAGAGCTTTTGTTGAGAAGAACCAAAACGACGAGTAGTTTTAACATTTTTATTGTTTGTAAAATTAATTGTCGTTTTTCTAGTATTTACTTCAATCTTCATGACCTTCCACGTCACAACTGCCATTGTGATGAGGAGGGTTGTTTTGTATAGAATGTTCATGTTATGCCTCCTCATCTTCGTCATATTCAATAATTGGTTTAGGCGCTATACCTATCTCTATATCGATTGCGTCATAATTTAAATCTTCGATAGCTTCTTCAATTTCATTTACTGCACTTTTGATGTTTGATGCTTCAGGTACTCCGTATTGAATTTTTAAGCTTTTCATTTTATTCGCTCCTTTAATTTGTTTTTTTCGAATGTGGGTTAAACTCGTCTTATTTCATAAACTGATAAACTTTTTATTTTGTCTCGAATTTCATCCATCATATATACGTTAAATGTCTCTATATTTCTTTTAGGTGAAATGTGGTATACATCACTCAAATGATATTTAACTATCTTCCAAATTTTATTTTTATATACTCTTAATTTCTTGTTGTATTCTTTAGTGTTTTTAGCTTTAGTTTTTTGTAACTCTGAATATTCATCTAAAGTCATACTTCCATTAATTAGTTCATCAAAATCTAATTGATTTAAATTACCAAGTGCTGTTCTAGCTTTTTCGTCAACTGTTTTTCTTAGTTGATCTAATTCAATTTTGTTCAAAGCTCTCATGTTGTGTTCTTCTTTTTGATGATTTTCAATACTAGTCATTCGATTACCTTGTGTTTGTAGCACGTTTAGTAAATCTTCTTGATACTCCCTTTGATTGTTTAGCATCATTAAAGAACTGTTTTCCGTTATTTGTTTGGCTGAAATTAAAACTCTTTCAACATCACTTACACTTACATTTGTATCTTTAGATATTGCTTTTACTACACTCGTTTCTTTGTTGAAAATGCTTAACGGATTTTTCAATTTAATCCCCCTCTATTATTTGACTTGTATTCAATGAATTTCTCATTTGTCTAGTCCACGCTTCTATTTCTTCGACTACATCAAACATCATGTTTTTAGTTCGATCTGACGCTCTTGCAATAGCTGCTTCTCTATAAGGTGTATGTGCAACTTTATTTAAAAACTCATTTGCGTCATCTCTTAATGAAAGTAAATTAGTTTCTACTTGAAATCTGATAGAAGCGATTTGTTCTTCTTCGGTTAAATTAGAATCTCTTTCATATTTATTAGTTTCTGGTTGTTGCTCACGTTCTTTAAATCGACGTTTTAAATCAGATAATTCTTTTTCTCGTTGTTCAAGTAATTTTTTATCGTTTTTAAGATTTTCAAGTTGCTTGTTAATTCGATCTGGTACAACCTCTTTAACAATTTCTTTTTCTACAACCTCAGCCTCTCTACTCTCTGCATCTTCTAGTTGTTTCTTAGCAATCTCTTCTGAACGTTGTGCTTGTTCTATTTGAGATTGAAGTTGAGCGTTTTGTTCGTCACGTTGTTTGAGTTGTTTTTTTAATTCACGTAACTCTTTTCGTGTCATTTCATCTGGTGTTTTAACTTCACCACTTGAAGTGATATGTTCTTTATTTCGTTCTTCTTCTGGCAAAGTTGCTATTTCGTACAAAGCAGTTACTCCTAAATTGCTCGCATGCGAGTAATTTAAGTAATGAGTTTCTGAAATTTTCATCATTTTGTTAGCGACACCATGATTTATACCAACTTTTTCAAGCCATTTCCCAAACTCTCCATGTGCTAAGTCATTCTCTTTTACGTGTTTCAATCTTCGACCAATCTCGAAAATAGATTGACCAGCAATGTTTTGATAACTCTTGATTTCTGTTTCTAATGTGGTTAAGTCATTACTAAGTTGTAATTCATTCAATCGTTTATGCTCCTTTCTGCTATACTCCTTATTAGGAGATGATAAATATGGAACAAGTCCACGCTTGCCTTTTAGGTGAATGGGTTAATCTTCATGATGATGAGAACTGTGTGATGGGACCTCATATGACTTCTCCATCAATATGGTGGGAAGAAAACGCTGAGTTATGGTCTCCGATTCAAAAATCAAAAGCTAATACGATGTACCAACAGGACTATGTCATGATTCATTACAAAGGTAGAGATTACCGAATTCACCCTAGCTTCATTCAAATAGTTAGTTCATAATTTTTTGTTGAGTAATAATCCTTTCGATTGTTTCAATATCTTGGTCGTCGAGTTGCAGCTCGGCGGCTTTTTTATTAAATTGTCCATCAATAATTCTATTTATTTCGTGCCACTGTCTTGGCGTGAATTGTTTTCTAAATTCTAAAAATTGCTTAATTGTATCTTGCATTTAATTTCCTCCTTATTCGAAATCATCGATTGTTAATTTTGAAAGTCTTTTTTTATACAGATATAGGTACATATCTTTGATGTTTCTATAAAATTTAATTGCTTCTCCATATTCTCTCTCTTGCAAATCAGAGTTTTTAGTAACTCCAAAAATTGCTAAAGTAAGTTTTCTAATATGGTCGTGTATTTGATCATCATGGATATTTCCATTAAAATAATCGTTTCCTCCACAAGGATATTTTTTTAGAGCAAGCGGTCTATAATGGTGACCTCTATATGGTGTTTGTATAATATTTGTAAATTTGAATTTCTCGTTGATATCTTTGATGTCATCTTCGTTAAGTCTTACATCTGAAAAAATTGAAATGGGTTTTATAGGTTTAACACCATCCAACCTTTTACTTACTTCACGTTCTACAATTTCTATCAGTTCTTGTTTTGTTAATGTGATTTGTTCCATAGCGTCCTCCTAATAGTTCAATTATTTTGAACTTGATAATTAAAAAAATATACTTGTATTTCTTCTTTAGGTATTGATAATAACTCACAAGCTTTGGCAATTTCTTTATCTTTCCAGCTAACTTTATTATTTAACTTCAAAGACAAACTGCGTTCTGATAAACCTATCGCATAAGCAAAAGCATATCTATTACCATACTTTTCAATTATCCTACCTATCAAAGCCGAATAATTAAAACACATTGTGTCACCTCTTTCTAAGTTCAATATTTTTGAACTATACAAACTTTAACACGTTCAAAAAAACATTGCAATACAAAAGTTCAATATTTTTGAATTTTTCTATTGAACTTTTCTTCAATTGAGCTTATACTATAACTATATTAATGAAGGAGGAAATTTCATTGAACTCTACAACTAGCCACAGAATAAAACAAGCTATGAAGTCTTCTAATTTAAAACAAATAGATATAGTTAATAAAGCTAAAACACTAGAAAAAGAAACAGGTATTAAACTTTCAAAAACAGATTTAAGTCAATACGTTAACGGTAAAGTTATTCCAGGTCAGAAAAAACTATATGTATTAGCTAAAGTATTGAACGTTAGTGAGGCTTGGTTGTTAGGATATGATGTAGAAAGCGAAAGAATTAGCGACCAAAAGAGAGAGAATTTCAATCAACAACAAGAAACTATAGCTGGTCACGCTAATAAAGATGAATTCACACCAGAAGAGTGGCAAGAAATCGAAAACTTTATGCAATGGGTTAGAGATAGAAAGAAATGATTTATCAAAGGGGTTTGACGCATGGGGAGATATGAAGAATTGCTTATGCAATGCGAAATAGAAGTAACAGAAACGCAAAGAGTACCACGCGGATTTGATGGTTGGTATCAAGATAATGAAATATTTATAAGACCTTCTTTATCAGAAACACGAAAAGCCGAAGTGCTATACGAAGAACTAGCACATCATAAACTTACATATGGGAATATCTTAGACCAGTCTAAATGGATTAACCGTAAGTTTGAAAGCTACGCAAGACGTCATGGTTACGAGGCTGCACTGCCCTTGCGTATTATCGTAGAGGCGCATCATTACGGTGTAAGTAACTTATACGAACTAGCTCAATATGTTCAATTAAGTGAAGAGCACGTATTAGAAATATTGGAACATTACAAAAATAAATATGGTATTGGAACTCACTACGGAGAATACTTAATTACATTTGATCCGTTGAGAGTTTTTAAATATAAAGAAATATAAACAAAGGAGAAATTTAATGAAAACAGAAAATTTTAAAAAGCAATGGATAATGTGGACCATCCTTGTAACATCTTTGATTAGTATAGGCACTCCAGGTATTGCTATAATCCCTTTTGCTCTATCGATATATGCATTATATAAATTAATAGTTGTTAAAAAAATTGCAGAACCTGATGTGGCAACACTCCAAGAATTGAAAGAAAAAAATAAGAGTTTGGAAAGTGAAATACAAGAGTTGCAGAACTTAAAAATAGATTTGATGACAAATATAGAAAGAGGTACAAAAAAACTTGAGCAAATAACTAATTATCTAAATGAAAAATTGATTAAATATGATGTAGAGTTAACTTATCCTTTTGATTTACTAGAAGTAGACTCGTCTGAAATTAATACACACATAAAAAAATTAGAAATGAAAGAAAGAGATTTAGTGAGTCTTGAAAAAGTGAAAATATTTAATGATTCTAAAGAGGATAAGAAACATCAAAATGCTCAAGCTAAACAAATCATAAGATTGTTTAATGCTGAAACTTCTCAAATAATTAATAATGTAAACGGTAAAAACATTGAAAGTTTGCAGAACAAAATATTTAAAAGTTATGAAGGAATAAATAAAATTTTTGAAACTGATAATGTACGTATTCCAGAAGACTTACTAGACATAAAACTTGAGATGTTAGATTTAAAACACAAACACAAGATTAAGCAAGAAGATGAAAAAATAGTCAGAAGAGAAGAACGAGCTAGAATGAAAGAAATACAACAAGCCGAAAAAGAGATGGAGAAAAAATTAAAAGATCTTGATAAAGATATTAAACACCATAATAACGAAATCGAAAAACTGACTAAGTATCTTAATAACACTAACCTACAAGTCGAAAAAGAATTATATATTGAAAAAATTAAAGAATTAGACGAATCTCTAAAAAATTTAAGTTCTGAACGAGAAAATATAGAAGATAGAAAAGAAAATGCTCAGTCAGGATTTGTTTATGTAATATCTAATATCGGTTCGTTTGGAGAAAACGTTTATAAGATTGGAGTAACACGAAGATTAGAACCTATGGACAGAATTAATGAATTAAGTAGCGCTTCTGTTCCCTTTGAATTCGATGTACACGCTTTAATTTTTTCTGAAAATGCTTTTGAACTCGAAAGCAAATTGCACAATCACTTTAAAAAATATAAAGTTAATAAAGTTAATGGAAGAAAAGAATTCTTTAAAGTTAATATTGATGAAATTAAGGATAAAATTTTATCAGAACACAATAATACAGTTCAATTTACAGACGAACCAAAAGCTTTACAATACAGAGAAACTTTAAGGTTAACTTCACAATAAAATTACGGGTAGCTCGCCTACCCTTATTATTTTTTTATCTTTTTTAAGGGGGGACAGTATGCGAACACGTTGTTATGATGGTAAAAAATGGCAATACGAATTCAAATACGAAGGGAAGCGTTATCGTAAGAAAGGCTTTAGAACGAAACGTGAGGCAAATTCAGCAGGTCTAGATAAGTTGAATGAATTAAAACAAGGGATTGAATTTGAACCCAGTTTAACATTATATGATTATTTCAAGACATGGTGTGAAACGTTTAAAAAGCCAACAGTGACGCCTAAAACATATAAATCTTATGTATCTGCTATTAAACATATTAATGAGCATGATATTGGTAAGAAAAAGATTATGGATATTTCACGCTACCATTATCAGAATTTCATTAATGATTTTTCAACAAAGCATTCTAAAGAAACGATAAGGAAATTAAACGGGTATATTAGAACGGCTTTAGAAGATGCAGTGTATGAAGGGCTTATAACTAAAAACCCAACTTATAAAGTGAATTATCGTTCAAGTGTTTCGAACAAAAGCGAAGATAGTAAATACATTAGTTTGAAAGAATATGAAAAATTAAAACGTTATCTCATGACTAAAAATAATGCTTCTTCACTAGTTTTGTTTATTATGATTTGTACTGGTTGTCGCATTAGTGGTGCTTTGAATTTGAAACGAAGTTATATCAACCAAATAAAAAATGAGATTTATATTGATGAACATAAAACTGACTCGTCTCCTAGATATGTTTCAATTGGAAAAGAAGATATGAAACACATCAATAAAGTAATCAAACAACTACCTAGCACAATAGATGGTTCAGTTTTCGGTAGTCTAACAAATAATGCAGTTAATAAACGACTGAAATCTTACTGTGAGATCCTAGATATAAAAGAAATAACATCTCATGCTTTAAGACACACTCATTGTTCATATTTACTAGCTAAAGGTGTCTCTATTTATTATATTTCTAAACGATTAGGGCATAAAAATATCTCGGTAACCACGGATGTTTATTCACATTTGCTTGAAGAGAAATATAACGAAGAAGACGAAAAAGCAATACGTATTATAAGTTCTATCTGA